CAGGTTGGGCGAGTAGTTTTCTAATATCATTTAAAATGCTTGCTTCAGGTGACTTATGATGATCGCCTCCGTAACCCCACTCATAATCTTCTAAAATTCCCAGAGCGGTGTGCAATAAATCTCTTTCTCTACTCATTCCCCACCTCCAATGCCGTGCATATTCTCAGCGAACTTTAAACCATCAACGAAACCCTCTGCATACCCTAAGCCATCTTCAATCTCATAAAGCCTTTTAGCCTCATGGTATGATTCTTCTTCACTCAAAGGCTCACGTTTCAAATCCAACTCTGCTTTTGCGTAGCCTTTTTTATATTCTTCTAAGCCCTGTCTCGGTGTTAAAGGCTCAGATTTTGGGGGTGCTGTGTCATATTCAAACGTAAATCCTTTGTGGTGTGGGCGCTTGCATTTAATTACGTTAATGATATGCGCTGAATGAAAACCATCACGTTCTGCATCATTTAGTGATCGGTAATGCCGTTTTTCTAAGGTTTCAATATTTGTTGCTACTACTGGTTTAATTAGATTTCCAAGTACATAACATGAATGGCTTACATTGTCAGATCGTGTTGCCCATTCAAGATTAGAAACACGGTTATCAGTTTTAATCCCGTTTATGTGGTTTACTTCTGTCAATCCTTGCGGATTATCAACAAAAGCAGTTGCAACAATTCTATGTACTGATGTCTGCCAGCGGACATTTCCATCCCATAAATCGGCTTTGACATATCCTTTACCCATTAAACTTTTAGATAATATCTTTCCGCTTGTCTTATTGCGAATATCCCCATAGGATGAAACTTCATATTTATCTTCGTAATTAACAACATCAACCCATGTAACGGGTTCTTTCTCATGGATGTAGAGCGGTTGAATATTTTTTCTTTGTTTATCTGATTTTGGTTTGATGATGCTAGATACTGTTGTCAATTCGTCACAAAACTCTTCTTCCCACATCCAAGCCACAGGCTCTTGCTCAATGCTCATAAATAACCTCAACATCAGCATTAGCTGAAATATTCACATAGGCTTCAGTCTCTGTATGACATACACTGAAAGCATTATCTACTCGAACAAGGTGATAGATCGTGCCAGATTCATCACCTGCTAATTTAAAATCGGTATCTCTGGGTACGTCATAGAGTTTCAAAGTTCACCTCGACTCTTAAGAATTTCTGATTGCCAAAGTAGTTGTCTACTCGACTGACTCCACCTAAGCGCAATAGTGGTACTTTTTTCTCTGGCTTGGGCTTCTTGTAAACTTTCTTTGATTCAATGTACTTATCAACAATTTCTTCATCGTATAATAAAATCTTACCTTCTTTAGCGACATAGCATGGGAAGTCACGCCACGTCTTTTTAAACTTAGTAACGAGTTGTTCTTTAGTTAATCCATGCTTTTTTGCTATCTTTTCTCTAGTCACTAGCATTTAATAACCTATCTATATCCCAATTACGATTTAGCCTGGATGGTTGATAAAAATTAATTAGATGTTCTGGATACTCAAAGCAAGGTTGTTTTTTCCTTATCATCCAAATATCATCGTTTTCATCTTTTTCTTTTTGCTCATCAGTTTTAACAACATAACCTCTTGGCCTTCCACATCCTGTCTTTTCAATACCACCAGAGGCTTTAAAATCTAACATTTCTTGTCTGTTGTAATAATTTGTGCCTTTGATATTGACTGATTTGTATGGCATTTTTTCGAATCTTTCCCAGCGCTCAACGGTTGTCTTATCTACATCAAGTAAAACAGCCGTTTCTGCTCTGGATATCCATTTACTGTGATCTATAACCATACGTCAGAAAGGTATGTCATCGTTGAAGTCATCAGCAGCTACTTGTCGAGCTGGTGCAGGACGTTGTGGAGCTGATACGTCTTTTTTGCCAATCAGGTCAATGATATTGGCGTTCAGCTCAATATTGCTTTTATTTGATCCATCATTAGCTTGGTACTCACTAAGAGTCATTTCACCTGAACAAAATACAGTCTGACCTTTTTTAAGAAAATCTTTTAACTGACCTTCAGCCCTTTTACCCCAAAGATTGACACGCACCCAGTTAGTCTTTTGTTTGTCCCCAAAGCCGACATTATTAGCTACGGTAACGCTTAATATGGCTTGCCCTGATGGAATATATCTAACCTCAGCATCTCTGCCGACAGTGCCTGTGAACGAAAAAACATTACTCATTTGTACTCCTCAAAATTATCAAGTTGGTTAAAATGCAGTTCTAACAATTTCTCTGCATGTTGGTGTTTAAGCCCTAATTGTTGTGCTACAGCATCTATTAGAATTTGTCTAAAAACTTCACTTCCTTGTGTAGTTTTTAATACAGTCATCAGCCTGTTTTCGTGATCATCTAAATAAGACATGGTGATGACTCAGTAATGAAGTTCATCTTGTTATATAAAGACCGGCATTTCTCAACATCCTGTTTGTTGTACTCAGCAATTTCTTCAATGCGTCCATCAAGCCAGTAGTCATAGACTTTACTGCCGTCAATGTCGCCTTTACCTTCCATGCCAAATGCTTTACTGAGTGCATCTAAGCTACCAATCCCTGAGTATTGACCTGTACCTGTCCAAGCTACTTTTGTGTCAAACACTTTTGAGTCCCAAGGCTTGGCTTCATACGGAATATGCACAGTTGGTCTAACACCGAGCATGACGCAGCGTTGCCATAGGAATCGCAGATCAAATCCTGTGATGTAATGCCCTGACCAAGTAGAGATATGGACCTTTTGACCATACTTGTCAGTCAGGTCGTTAATATCTGCAAAGAAGCTGCGTAATAATCCAGCTTCATTATCATCAGACCGGTAGTTCACATTAACTGGACCATCATCCAGCGCCCAGGCTATTGAAATAATTTCGCCTAATGCGCCATCAAATGACTGCTTTCTGTGTTGCTCATTGGCTGCATCATCGGCTTTTTCCTCATACCATTTGTCAATCGTGTCTTGCTTTGACATAGTGGCAGGAGGCTTGATATTTTCGCGTATGGATTCAATCACCCCATCAGCTTGGCTAGGGATGGTTTCCAGATCAAAATGAATAATACTCATGCTGCTACCTCGGTTAATTTAGCTTTCATTTCGTCTTTAATTTCAACGAAATTAGGTTGCATGGGCTTAGGTATCATTTGCCATGCTGAACCCAGCTGTGACACATTCTTTGCGGTTTCCAGCAAGGCTTTATAGTCAGGTTGTTTTTCCTGCCCTGTTGTTGCGTCTAATGCGTCATGCTCGACTATTTCCAATGCCGACTGCCACAAGTAACGTCTTTGATAGGTTTGTACTGCTCCAAGATTTTGGACATCATGACAGCCTTTAAGCGAGGCTGATGACATAGGAGAAGTAATGGTTATTTTGCCGTCACCTTCATGCTCAAATATATTTAGCTCTGCCAGCTCTACGCCAAAGCTGATAATGCCAGTTAAGCCAACATCATTAAAAATGGCTTGAATCTGAGGCAGGTAATCACCTAATTCAAAGTAAGAGTATTTGGCAAAAGCATTTACACCAGACTTGTTAAGTGGTGTTGCTTGCAAGCGTATTCGTGCTTCTTGCAATTTCTTATAAATAGTCATCATAAACCTCTGTATAATGTGTTTGGCTTTCTGTATTGGCGTACAGGTTGCCGTATTCGTTTAAGTAATGTTTGTTTGTGAATCTTGGCTCGCGGTGGTTCTCAAAGTCAGCCTTGGCCAAGATTTGCATAATCCATCTGATCATTTAATCAGCTCCTCGATCTGGCAGTTTTCAGTCAGATACAAAGTGATTTCGTTCACGTCACCTTTTTTATCAACAGCAGTGACATACATTAAGCGAATGAGTGAACCATCTGGCATGAATAGGTTTTCTTGCTTGAAAGTAAGGTCCTGTATGTGATGGATAGAAACTGAAGTTGACATTATTCATTCCCCCAGGCATCAACTAAGCTCATTGGACTAATAGGCATTGCACTTCCATCTTCAGCCTTGGCTTGGGTGGTAGTTAAAAACATTGATAAGAGCAACAAGATGCCAGCAAGAATAGCGATCAGGAATTTAGCATCGCTGACAGCCTGAGCATCTATGTAGAAGTGTTCTTCGTATTCTTCAACAATCACTCGTTCTGGTTTAAATACTTTCTTAGCTTGTTCTTTGATGAAGTCTTGACGTTGCTTAGATGCAAAGTCTTTTACTGGATAGTGAATAGCCATGTTTATTTCTCCGATAATTATTATTGATTGCCCCAGATCGCATGGAGCTGTCCGTTATCGCACAAGCGTGATGTGCTATACCTGACTGAAGCATGTACACAATTCATAAGACTGCCTACCAAGACAGCAAGCCTCTCACAACAATCTATCAAGATAGACAGTCTTATAAACCCCAGACACTTAGCCGGTCTGGGTTAGCAATTACGGCAGTTATGTTAATTAAGGATTACACTAACTCCCGTCTTTTTATGGTGCGAGAGGACACCAGCCGTAAATTCTTATCTCCCAAAAAGACCCTCACCGAAATGAGGGTTTGAATGTGCCATTAGGCGAGGAGTAACCCTTCGAGGTTATAAGACTTGGCACGAAAGGCTACCCCCGTAGAACTAACATACCAAGTCTTATAAAGACGATTTCCTGCTAAGGTCTATCGGAGTATTTCACCGGCCTTGCAATCCTTCTACGGGGATTTTCCGTTTCGTTGGATGTTATTATAGGCAAAATGGATAATTAATCAATAGGCAATTTGGATTATTTTAAACAAAATAACACATAAAACCATAACTATCTGATTAATTGAGGTATTTATTTTGCGCGATTTGCGCGTAAACTTTTCGCGCAACTATTTTAGGCAATAAAAAACCCCAGTTAAGGGGTTTGAATGTTGATATTAGATATTATTACCAGAGCTGGCTACTCCAAAAAACCTTTCCGATAATCACAATACCAGAATCATCAGCAGAACAGTTAATGTCTGGATATTCTGAATTAAAGCTATTTAGCCGAAACCCACCACCAGGTATTTTATAAAGTCTTTTAACTAATAGATCGCCATGATAATCGATAGCATAGGGCTTTCCGTCCACAATAGATTTATTATTAGTATCTATACCAACGACACAACCATTTGGTAAGGCTGGCTCCATGCTATTACCAGATACGGTTACACAGGCAGCTTTATTAATAGCGACATTACTTTTTTTGAGAGTTGATTTAGCAAACCTGAGTTTCTTGCCATGATTCTCGATAACTTGATGTCGTCCTGATCCGGCTGACAGCTCTACTTCACGAAAGAAAGGTAATGCAACTTCGTCATCATCTAATGGCGTATCATCGTCCCAAAGGTCAAAACCACCCAATACTATGGTTCCTTTTGCTATTGGAGATACTGTAGCGACTCCTGATAGCTGCGTTAATTCCTTTTGACCTTTTCCGCTGAGAAGCCATTCTGTTGAGCATCCAAGCTTTTCAGCTAATCCAACTGCTGTCAATAAACTTGGCAGTGCATTTCCATTTATCCAGTTATTTACAGTAGGTTGAGCAAAGCCTAGCCATTTAGCTAATTGAGTTTGATTAGATGGAGCAGCTGCACATTCTTTCCAAACTTGTTTTAAGCGCTTTGAAAATTCTGGATATTTTGATTGATTATTCATTTCCTTATTATTAACTAAATAATCATCCAAATAACCTATTGATTTTTTATCCAAATAGCCTATAATCTTTCGCATAGTAAATAAATGGCCTTAAAAATGGATGTAATAGAAAAAATTAGTAGTTGTGGAACACAACAATACATTGCTGATTGCCTTGGTGTTAGACAGTCAAATGTTGGCGCTTGGCTTACTTCTAACAAAAAGAATCGCGTACCTATACCGCCAAAAAGAGTTAAGCAAATTGCTGAACTTACCGGCATACCACGAGAAGAAATCCGTCCCGACATTTTTGGTAAATAACTATGGCAAGAATTAATCCAGTCATCGTAAGACTTGATGACGATCAACGAGTTTTTCTCGAAAAAATGGCAAAAAAAGACGTTCGTCCAGTTGGAACTCTTGCTTATATGGCTGTAGCTGATTTTCTTGAGCAACATGGTTATTCCGAATGGCTTGAAGATAAATCAAGTTTAGCCGGCAATAAAAATAGGTAAAGAATCGATGAGTATCGAATTGTAAATAAATATGAGCGTACAGAAAAGAAACATAGCAGGGGATAAGAGGGCAGCAAGTTTGTCTTTGCGTCCTCGTAAAGCTCAGACCAATACATTCGGCAGAGGCTTTGAATTATCGCCCAAAGCCACCGAAATGGACATTATTGAAAACCAACGCAGACATGTGTGTTTTCAATCCAAATTTGGACGGTTTGTAAGAAATAAGTAGTACCAATCGGTAAAAGTCAGAGGCACTTTAGTTGATGACCCTATCAGGGTTGAACCTCAAGAAACTGATAGCAGTAAGCCACAGAATAACGTGAGCGGGTGCAAATCCTTAAGAATCTGCGGGCTGGTCGCATCTCGAAGCCCAGGGCGTACGGTAACCAATCCGTAGCATCGAGAAACCCGAAAGGGCAAGAACTTACCCTCTTTACTCTAGCTTGCTGGGGTAGGGGGTCTTTTACAAGAACTTAATGATTATAGAGGATTGGTTATCCCCCATAACCAGGCGAATCTATATCTATTACAACAAATTTAAGCTGATTCTAGCCATATGGTTAGGGCTTTTCATCAATTCTAGCGATAACTATGTCTAAAAAATGAGTGATTCAAAAAAACTAATTACCTTAGAAAAGCTGATTGATAAAAACATCAAGGCTGCCTGGTATCAAAACGGATTAATTTTAATGAAGATCCGTGATGAAAGGCTTTACGAAAAAAAATACACCACTTTTGAAAACTACCTAGAAACAAGATGGGAGTTTGGGCAAAAAAGACGCGGTTATCAGATTATTAATGCAGCCGATTTGACGCAAAAAATAGCCTTTTATCAAGCTGAAATTCTAACGGATAAAGACGAAAAAAGTGCACAAATTGTGCACTTTTTACCCTCATTAGAAAGCCATTTAAGGCCATTAATTGATAGCTTAAAAACTGATTCTGAACGCATAGCCGTTTGGAAAAATGTTGTTTATGACTCTCAAGGTGATGAAGTAAAAATCACAGCGGCTTATGTTCAGAACAAAGTTGATGAATTTATTGCTTCCGGTGAGGTGATTGAAGATATTGAGTTTGAAACAAAAGGATTTACTTCAGCAACCTTGGCAACTTTAAACACGGGCGACGAAGAAAGTTATACACCTGAAAAATACCTTGAGTCAGCTCGTTTAGTAATGGGCAGTATTGATTTGGATCCTGCATCAAACCCAATGGCGCAAAAAAACGTCAATGCAGATATTTATTATACCCAAGCTGATGATGGGCTAACAAAGCAATGGAAAGGCAAGGTTTGGATGAATCCACCCTATACAGCAAGGATTATAAATATATTCCTTGAAAAACTGGTTAGTCATTTTGAAAACAATGAAGTAACTGAAGCCATTGTACTGACAAATAACAACACAGACACTTCTTGGTTTCATAAATCAGCACAACAAGCCTCCGCTATTTGCTTCACAGCGGGACGTATTAATTTTTTAAAGCGTGATGGATCAACATCAAGCCCAACAAACGGGCAGTCATTTTTTTACTTTGGCAATAATCCAGAAGTGTTTAACAAAGAATTTTCACAATACGGATTAGTGATGGTGAAAGCATGAGTTTACCGGACACCATAAAGCACCCTGAAACTTTCTTAAATTCACCGGCTGCTGGTTATGACGGTGTTTTTGATTGGTCATGGACTCAAGGAGCTCTTGGGATTGGAAGAATTACACCGATGGATTTTGACGGTGTTATTGAGAGAAAGGGAAATTTTTTATTATTTGAAACCAAGGGCGTAGGCGTGCCAATTCCACTAGGTCAGATGTACACATTTGAGTCTGCTTTTAAGTTGGGATGTTTCACGATTATTTTTATTGAAGGCAAGTTATCGCCAGAGAGTGCAAAGATTTGGTGTGCTAATGGCTTTAAAAACAATATAAAAATGGATAGACATGCAGAGACAACACCAGAAAGGATGCACAACTTTGTCGCTGATTGGTATGACTATGCTGATAAAAATCCAGCAAAACCAGTTGATATAACTTTTTTAAACAAAAGGATTAAACAGCTCGAAGAAACAAACTTCAATTTAAAAAAAATAATGGAGGACGCAGTAAAAGAATTGGGCGGTCTAGTGCATTGGCCTGCATAACTTACCTATAGACATAAAAAAGCCCACTGAAACCGGCAAAAGTTAGACGTGGGCTTTACTGAACTTAACCAGCAGGAAGAATTATACATGAATTTACAGGAATTATTAAGAGAGTATCAGCAAGTACAAAACGATGGTGTTAGAGCATCAGCGATGAAAGGCAATAAACGGATTATTTCTTGCGCTCCTACAGGAAGCGGAAAGAGCATCATGATTGGCGAGTTAGTAGCCTCTTTATTGGAGAAGAAGTCCGGCACTAAGCGTGTTGTGATTGTGTTACCCAGACGTTCATTAGTTAAACAACTAAGCGATTCATTCACTGGTTGGGGCATTAATCATGGCGTAGTAATGAGTGGAGTTAAGCCGTTTCTGATGCCTAGATGCCAGATAGTGAGTATTGATACTTATACGAAAAGGATGGCAAATGAAACATTGAAGTTTATAGAAGGTGATTGCTTGATCGTGGATGAGATGCACTTGCAGTTTACACCAAAGAAACTGGAATTATTTGCGCGTTATCCATTCGTTATAGGCTTCTCAGCAACACCGGTAGCACCGAACAAACAGAGTTTAGGATTATTTTACGATTCGATTGTTGAGACAGTGACATTGGGTAAATTAACAGAGCTTGGGTTTTTATCGCCATTGAAGTATTACGCACGTCCTGACATTGATTTAAGTGGATTATTGCTAGGCAAAGACGGTGACTGGCGAGAGTCGCAGCTCGGTGATGTGATGGACAAACCTAAGCTGATCGGTGACATATTTGATAACTGGCATCGTATAGCACGAGATAAAAGCACTGTTATTTTTGCCAGCTCGCAATCACACGCGAGGCATATTTGTGATGAATTTAATAGTCATGGTTATTCAGCAGAATATGTTGATTGCAATACACCAGATGAACAACGGCAGGAAATGTTTGACAGGGTTCGCTCAGGGAAAACCAAAGTTATTGTGAATGTTGGCATTGTGTCAGTCGGTATCGACATACCTAACTTGGAATGTGTGGTGTTGGCACGTCCTACCCGCAAGATAGCGATGTATTTACAGTGTTTGGGCAGAGTCACACGAATCTGTAAGGGTAAGACACACGGTATTGTTATAGATCACGCTGGCATTATCGAAAGGCTTGGATTTGCAACCGATGACTTTGAGTGGTCACTTGATGGCAAAGAGTCAGTCGAGGATCGGAATAAAAAGACAAAAGAAGAAAAGAAAGAGCCAAAAGACATTATTTGTGGCGACTGCGGAACGGTATTCAGGTCAAGACGTTCATGCCCAAACTGTGGCTATGAGTCTATTCCACAAGGTATGCCCGTACCAATACATCAGGCAGACTTGAAAGAGGTCGTAAAGATACACTCCGTTGATAAAAAGACGTTTTATGCCGAGCTATTAGGGTATGCCAAACAGAACGGTAAAAGCAGTAAGTTTGCCCTAGCTATTTTCAGAAAGAAGTTTAACGAATGGCCACATGGAAAGAACAGCGCACAACCCATAGCACCAAGCCCAGAGACGATTGGTTATATAAAGCATAGTCATATTGCTTTTGCTAAGAGGGCAGCAGCGTGAGATCTGATATCAAGCAAGAATGTGCTGGTCGCTGGAGTGGTGTTTTAACCAATTTGGGCATCGATGCAAGGCTATTTAATGGCAAGCATCAGCCCTGCTTATTTTGTGGCGGTAAGGACAGAGCCAGATGGGATAGAGCCAAAGAGTTTTATTACTGCTCACAATGTGGACACAAGCAACCGATTGACATGGCTATTGAACACACCGGACTGTCATTTAAAGAAACAACTAACTTAATCAGGCCAACTGTTATGACGACACCACTACAAATTGTAAAGCCTGCCGATACACAACAAGCAGAGGCAAGAATACGCAAGATTCATGCAGGGTTAAAACATATCACTCCTGATACAGCTACTTTTTTGTATCTTGCAAAACGAGGGATATCAGTTTTACCCGATGCTGATTGCTACGAACATCCTAAATTAGATTATTGGGAGGATGGCGTTAAAACGGGGACTTATCCGGCAATGGTGTCAGTTTTTAGAACGTCAGAGGGCGAAGTGTCAACCCTTCATATCACTTACCTGACTAAAGACGGTGAGAAAGCACCCGTAAAGATAGCTAGAAAAATATTACCCGTTATGCGCCCAATGGTAGGGAGTGCTGTTAGATTGTTTGAAGCTGAAGAAGTGCTGGCTATTACGGAAGGCATAGAAACTGCGTTATCAGTAAGACAGGATCAAGGTATTCATTGTTGGGCAGCAGGATCAGCACAAGCAATGGTCAATATCGTTATTCCCGAGAGCGTAAAAGTCGTTTGGATTTATGCCGATGCGGACGAGAGTTTTACCGGCCAGAAAGCCGCTTATGACCTAGCAAATCGGTTAAAGGTAAAAGAGGGGAAAACCGTTCGAGTTGTTACTTTAGTCAATCAAGAAACCGTTGAAGATTATGGACGTAAATGCGACTACAACGATTACGTCATTATGAAAGCCGCTTCCTGACTGAAAATGCACGAGTTTACAGAGATGATAGAAAAAACATTTGGGATACAAGCTAAAGCTATGAAGCATAAAGACACATTAATCATGCGTGAAGGTAAGTTTCAACAAAAACGCAATATGACTGTGCCTAAATCGGGGGTTAGCTGGTGAAAGATACTTTTGTAATTGATGAACGTAATGCTTTTCATGCACAGAAAACCATCGGTGATTTGCCGACTGATAAAAGCATGATGGTTACGATTCAGAAAGTAACACGAACATTAGCTCACAATGCAGTCCAATGGCCAATTCTAAATGCTTTTAGCGAGCAATTACTTTGGCCTGTTAATGGTGCAATGGTTAAGTTATCGGGTGATGAATGGAAAGATATTCTTACTGCTGCTTACCGACAAGAAACAACACGAATTGCTCAAGGATTAGACGGAGGAATGGTTATGTTAGGACATAAAACAAGGGAGTTTAAAAAAGATGAGTGGCCAGAATGGATGGCTTTTTTAGAGTCAGTTGCAGCAGATCGAGGTGTAAAAGTGCCTATGTCAAAAAGACAATATGAAGCTATGGGTTATGAGTAAATCAACAGCCAAGTCAAAACGTTACATGCAGAAAGTCAGAGAGGTTGGCTGCTTAGTATGTAATCAACCAGCTAATGCACATCACATCAGAGAAGAGCGCAATAAGAATGATTATTTGACTGTTCCTTTGTGCCAAGAGCATCACCAAGGTGATTTTTCTATTCACATGAGCAAAAGACAATTTACCAATATTTATGGATCAGAACTGGATTTGTTAGCTGAAACGATAGAGAGATTATTCAAATGAGAATTGAATTTGATTTGCCGGATAAAAAACTATCACCCAATAACAAAAATGGAAAGCACTGGCTAAGTACAAAGAAGATAAAAGAGAAAGCTAAAGAAGATGCCAGGATATTAACGCTTGAGGTATGGAACAAAAGCACAAAAGCAATATTCAGCGAGACACTAAAGATTACTTTCATATATCCAACAAAGCATAACCGTGACCTAGACAATGCACTAGCTTCCTGTAAAGCACATATTGACGGCATGAGCGCAGCACTAGGCATAGATGATGGAAAGTTTACAACCATGATACTAAAAAAAGAGTATCAGAAAGGCATTAGCAAAATGATATTCGAGGTTTAAAAATGATTGATTGGTTTGTACTGCCTTTTTACGCAACGATTTTATTTATGATTTATGTGATTTATTCAACCTGGTGGGGATGCTGATGTTACCTGTTAAAAAAGAAAAAGAAGCTGTAGCTTGGACAACGGAATCAGAGATTGAATACATCAATCAGATAGGAACATTTAGACCTGATGATTGTGATCGAATTACTTTCTTAAAAGGATACTTAGCTTCTTTACCTAATCGAGTTAGATGGGCAGGTATTGATCGGATAAAAGTAACCAAACACGCAAAAACATTACTTTCTGAAAACTTAGCAAGGCTATCTAAATGATCTATTGGGGATTTCTGAAGATAAAAGACTGGACAATATTCCCTTGGGTAATGACTGATGCTGAAGGATTTGAGTTCACATGGTTATTTCTTGTTGCAGGATATTGTAAAGAAGGCGAAATAGATGGATGAAGTTGAGTGGGACGTAGAGTTACTATACAAATGGGCAAATATGAATAACAAGACAGTCAGTGAAAAACAGGAAGATGAATATATGGCTAGGGTTAGAGTGCTTGTAATCGATCAAAAGAAAAGCAATATGGAAGCAAGACGAAAAGCATTTAAGGAAATTATATGACTATAGAAGCAACGCTGGAAGAAAGAGGCAGTCGTTATGGTGCATTTACCGAACATGCGCGTATCACTCAAAATATCAAACGCGCTATGGTTGATAGTCCTAACTGGAATACTCTTAAAGACGATCAGAAAGAGTGCTTAGAAATGGTAGCGCATAAGGTAGGAAGAATATTGAATGGGGATCCTGATTATCATGATTCATGGCACGATGTTAATGGGTATGTAAAGTTAGTTGCTGATCTATTAATACCTGAGAAGTTATTACTATGATTGAATGGCCAATGATTAATTTTGGTCCAGTAAATTTGTTTAATGTGCCAAAACGTTTCAAGAAATGTGAGCATGATAACTGGATGATGTTGTACAGCATGAATCAGAAATGGTGCTATGGAAAAAATTGCGGTGAAAAGCGTTATATCAACAATGGTTTAAAGATAGAACATCAGAGGTAAGGAATGGATATGCAACTACTAGCTGTTTTAATCGCATTATCAATCGGAGTTATTGGTATTACCGGTATCTTAGTCAAGTACGCTCTGAAGGTATTTGATGACATATGGAAAGATGATGACAACGGGTATTTTTAATGGCACTTAAAACGACTAATAAGAATAGAAAGAAAGTGGCTAAGTTTAGAGCAGACGAAAGTTCTTATAAAACCGAATTAGGAAAGCTAAAACCGAATTAAGCAGATTTGCCTGATTTCAAAATGTCATATTCATTCTTGATTTTATCATCAAGTAATTGCCATTTTACAGCTCCTTCAACCATTGATAGCGCTTGTTCTTTGCAATGCACTACTTCTTGTTCCGTTAAGAGTGATGAGAACTGATCGACAAGTTTACCGGTTCTTTCTGCATCTTCAGCTGTTGTTGCTGTGATAGATAACACAAGTGCTTTTACTAGAGCTTCTTGATGGGTCATTTGATTCTCCAATGTTTTTTAACTTTAATGGTCATATCTTAATGGAATTTTCTATCTATTTTTTAAAATATTAATTAGATATATTTTTTACGCAAAAGATTGGACAAAAAAAAGCCCCGATTAAGGGGCTGTTGGTTACTCAGGGACTTGTTACTCACCAAAGATCGTAATCTTGCCATTAAGACAAGATGCGGGCTTTCGCTCAAGATGTACTAGCAGTTTAGAACTAGCCCCATTAGCTATGTCATCCATAGCTGTCTCATCTTCATGAGTTAGCGCAACTAAAGCAACGCCTTCAGAATAAGACCTGCCATCGATAAAAGGGCCAAATGTGTTGCCGTTTGAAAAGTATATTTGTTTCATTTTATTCTCCAATAGTTTTATTTCTAAACTTTGCAACTCTGGCCTTGTTCAAGCATTTGTTGCAAATAATCTTTTTGATAAGACCGGTGAACTCAGATCCGCAGACTAAGCATTTCTTAGTTTCATTTTTGCGGAGTGAGGCAAGTAAAGCGCCAGGGCTACTCGATTCCATAACTGATTAGCAAGCAAAAGGCATGTCAAAAACAACAACTTCATTTTCAGCATCTTTTAGCATTTTATTAAGTTTGCTATCTTCAAACGTTTTAATCTCACCTTTTATTTCTTTTAAATATTTACATTGAACAGAAACATTGTGAGATAAGCACTCAAGTAGATCTAAGTTGTAAGAATTTGCATTTTGCAATTCTTTAATCATTTCAGCCAAATTAGCTTTAGCTTCCCTATAAACCTGCCAAGGATTTAGTTCTAAAGTTTTTTCGTACATTTTATTCTCCGAAAAAACCAATGATAGCGTGTTGAATTTCACGCACATCATCTCTAAAAGAGTCGGCTACTATTGCGTCATTAGCATCAATAAAATCAAGTACGTCATTATCAAAGATAAAATCATTTAATTCTTGTCTAGTCCATTCTGCACTAGCAGCTCTTTCAAATTGATCTGCTAGTTTATATTGGGCTTGCATGATAAAGTCAGAGCTGGCATCTTCATCGCCCGCATAATATTCCAAGCCATCAATCAATTTTTTTATGCTATTAAAAGTGTTGTTATTTTGTTCCATGATCGTATCTCCTCAAGGGTTCCAGAAGTTGAAACCGTGAAGCTATTAAATCACATGTAATGCTAAACGTAAAGCGTTATTTAATAAATAAGGTAAATAAATTTAGTAGAAAAGTGCTTATATTGCATAAATAATAGATATAGTATAATAGAGCTATGATTTTATTAGATATAGTGTTATGACGACATTAACTCCACAACAAGAATTGTTTGCACAAACAGTTGCATCGGGTGAAAGCCAAAGCGATGCTTATCGACGTGCTTATAAAGTTAGAGCAAATACTAAGCAAGAATCTATACATCAATCTGCATCTAAGTTAATGTCAGACCCCAACGTAATATCAAGGGTGGATGAATTACGCAAACCTATCATTGAAAAGGTTGGCTTAACACTTGAAGCACATCTAGCTAGGCTTGAACATCTAAGCAAAAAAGCAGAAGAAGCAGAAAACTATGGTCCTGCTGTTACAGCTGAAACAAATCGTGGGAAAGCGGCTGGTCTTTATACTGAAAAAGTTGCAGTTACAGGAAATGTACAAATCATAGCATCTGCTCTGGACGCACTGCTTTGAGCTTTAAGCTCACATCTAAGCAAATGGAAGCACAGGAAGTGTTAGCTGGGCCTGCAACGCATATCTGTTTATTTGGAGGTAGTCGATCAGGTAAGACATTCTTATTGACGCGCAATGTTGTCTTTAGAGCATTGAAAGCTGCTAACTCACGTCACGCTATCTTTAGGTTTAGGTTTAACGCTATTAAAGCCTCGGTGATTATGGACACTTTTCCAAAGGTGATGCAGATAGCTTATCCAGGCGTTTCTTATTCGCTCAACAAGACTGACTTTTACGCACAGTTTGATAATGGTAGTCAGATCTGGTTTGGTGGACTAGATGATAAGGAGCGTACCGAGAAGATATTAGGAATGGAGTTTGCAACAATCTACTACAACGAGGCCTCACAGATACCTTTATCGTCTATTGATATATCAATTACACGATTAGCTCAAAAATCAACACAAATGATTGGCACAGCTAGCTCAGATCTTAAGCCTAGATGTTATTACGATCTTAATCCACCATCGAAAGCGCATTGGTCATACAAACGGTTTATTGAAAAGCGAGATCCAGACAGTAAGAAGCCTTTAGAAATGCCAAATGATTATGCCAGCTTCAAGATTAATCCAGCTGATAACACGGAAAATTTATCGACAACTTACTTAGCCACACTCAACAGCCTGGCACCAAGATTAAAGAGAAGATTCCTGCTTGGTGAGTTTAGTGATGCTACACCTAACGCTCTATTCACCTTTGAGAACATTGACGAGAATAGAGTCATTGATTCTGGTTATCCTGAATTTATCCGTGTCATTGTGGGTGTAGATCCATCAGGTGCCGGTGAAACTGATAACAAAGAGAATGATGCTATTGGTATTGTAGTCGGAGCCTTGGGTACAGATGGTAAAGCATACTTGCTAGAAGATTGTACAGTGACGGCAGGACCGGCAACTTGGGGAAGAATAGCAACAACAGCTTATGATCGTCATGCTGCTGATTGTGTAGTAGGCGAGGCTAACTATGGTGGGGATATGGTTAGACATACAATCCAAACTGCTAGGTCAAGAACACCTTACAAAGCTGTCACAGCAACGCGTGGCAAACATATCAGAGCTGAACCTATCTCAGCACTCTATGAGCAAGGAAAAGTCTGTCATGGTGGTTATTTTCCAGAATTAGAAGACGAACTGTGTTCATTTACTACAACCGGTTATTTAGGCGGTGGATCACCCAATAGAGCTGATGCCTGGATCTGGGTGTTAGCAGAGTTATTTAGTGCCATTGTGTCACCACGAAAAGCTAATTTTAAACATATCGAAACATTTACAGGCGACTCTATTACCGGTTACTAACAGTCTCACCAATGAGACTCTAATATTTTAACGAATGTCGGGAGACATACGATGCAAATGCAACAAGTAGATGACGAGTACGAACTCGAACATAACGCAGAAGAAGAAGCAGGCGAGCTTATACAAGCACTGGGTTGGCGTTTAACACGTCTAGCACAAGAGCAAATTGGTATTAGGCAGCAAACTGAAGATCGATGGTTATCAGATCTTGAGCAGTACATGGGTCACTATGATGCAGAAACACTGGAGAGATTGAAGAAATCAGGTGGTAGCCAGGCTTTTGTCAATATCACACGATCAAAGTCAACAGGCGCTGAAGCAAGACTGTCTGATATGTTATTCCCCTCCGATGATACTAACTGGGCAATACAGCCAACGCCAGTTCCAGAATTGCAGAAAATGGCAATGAATCAGGAGGTCGCTGGTCAAGATGAACAAGGCAATGAGATTACTCATGCTGATCTTGCTAAAGGAATAATCAAAGAAGCACAAGCACGCGCTGAAGCAATGACACGCGAGATTGATGATCAGTTAGTCGAAGCTAAGTATCATACGATAGCTAGAGAGGTCATCCATGATGCTTGTCTGTTTGGTACAGGTATCTTAAAAGGTCCTGTTGTTATCAATCGAACACGCAAGAACTGGAAGCAGCTGGATAATGCAGTCTATGAGTTAGATATCGTACAAGAATACCGGCCAGGTGTTGAGCATGTCAGCGTGTGGGATTGGTTTCCCGATATGTCAGCTACCAAGATCAACGAATGTGGTTTTTTCTTTGAAAGACGTTATGTCACTAAAAAGCAGCTCATCGAACTGTCTAAACGTCCAGGCTACCTAAAAGAACAAATCAAAAAGATTATTGCTGTTGATGCACGCAATAATTCCAATGGCTCTAGTCATGTTGGGCGAATACGTGAGTTATCCGGTGTCCAGGCTAACATCAATGATAATCGCTATGAACTCTGGGAATATCATGGTCCTGCAACTAAAGAAGATTTAGAGGCGTGTGGCTGCATGGTAGAGAATGATGACTTAATCGAGCATGATGTCATTGTGTCATTTATCAATGGCACTGTTATTAAAGCCGATCTTAATCCACTTGAGACCGGTGAATGTCCTTACTCTGTGTTTGCTTATGAAGATGATGATACCAGTGTCTTTGGCTTTGGTATTCCGTATCTATTGCGTAATGAGCAGCGTATCGTTAATGCCGCTTGGAGGATGTTACTCGACAATGCTGCGCTATCAACTGGACCTCAATTAATCATCAATAGAGAATTAGTAACCCCTTCAGATGGTAGCTGGGATCTTAAAGCCCGTAAAGTCTGGTGGCTGACAGATCCAGAACATCGTGTGAATGATGCCTTTGGTAGTCATGAGATTGCTTCACATCAAGCCGAGCTATCCAATATCTTTGAAACAGCTAAAAACATGGCCAGTGAAGTAACCAGTTTACCAATGATAGCTCAAGGTGAAGTAGGTGGCACACAAGATACGGCAGCTGGCCGTAGTATGTTGCTTAATGCGGCTAATACTGTATTGCGTAATGTCGTTAAAGCCTTTGATGATGGTATCACTAAACCATTTATCGGGCGTATGTATGATTGGAACATGCAGAACAGTGATAAGGAAGCAATTAAAGGTGACTTTGAAGTAGATGCTAGAGGGTCATCAGCACTGTTAGTCAAAGAGACTCAGACACAAGCCCTGCTTAACCTGATGTCAGTATCACTGCAACCTATCTATTCTGATTTAACTAAACATCCCGAACTGTATCGTAAAGCAATACAAGCACAGCACCTTAACCCCGATGATGTTGTTAAAACGGATGATGAATTAGAAGCAGAAAAGAATAAGCCGGATCCAATACAACAAGCGATGCAAGAACAACAAGCCGCTATGATGCAACTGCAAGTTCAAGAGCTGCAGGGTAAGATTGATAAACTCACTGCAGAAACAGCGGATATCAATGTTAAGACTCAGTTCAGTGCTATGCAAACAGCAGGATCTATTGTGCAAATGCCTCAGATAGTGCCTATTGGTGATGAGCTAATGAAAAGTGCAGGGTACAAAGATGCTAATGGTCTGCCCAGCACTGTAGCGCCAAATATGGCACAACAAGCGCCTAATATGCAGCAAAACACCAGTCCAGGATCACCAGCCTTACCACAAGAAGGTATGCCACAAGATCCTAATCAGCCGCAGCAAATAGACCCACAGTCTGCAGCACAAGGAATGAATCAAGGTATTGAGACACGGCAGATGGACTAAAAAGCGCTAAAAATATGCCCCTATTGCGAAAAACGTAAATGTGTTAACATGTAACGCAGCATAATACAAGAATTATGATAGATACAACGT